CTGGGTCATATGGTAATAGGTATGTTGGTAAGTTTGCCTCGCCTTCCCATTCAAATCTATACTTAGGATCTGCTGGCACGTAACCTGATTTAGGTTCATCATATTGCGATGGGTCTATTCTTGTCCATAACAAATCTTTTTCACCATACCCAGTAAACCCTTTAGTGCCTTTTTGCTTGGTTAAAGGCCGTCCAAAGAAGAAGTTATAATTTGAAATTTGTTCTACAGGGGCTTTTAATACAGGGGACAGCATATTTAGCATTTCTTGGGCAGGCTCTGTAATTTTTCCTATATCTGATACAGGCAAGAACCCTTCGAGTTTAATATATCTAACTTTGCCATTTTTCTTTCCTACATAAACAGGAGCAGCATTTTTCAACCATTCTGGCAAAATATGACTAGTTTCATCATCTCCTTGCAACACCTCTACATTGTTTTTTAATTTAACTAATTTAGTTTGTTTGGAAGGCGTTTTAATTAACGCTTCAAACTGTAAAGGAAAATTCTTTCTAGTAAACGTATAAAACGGCATAAATGTTTTCAAATACTTTCTTTCCACCTCAGTCAAATCTTCATAATCAAATAAATGTTTTTTAACCGATTGTCCTGCGTCAAAAGGAGATAACCCTTCCTTTCTTTTAGCAATAAAATGAGCTAGTTTTGCATTTGTTTCAACCGCATCTCCTAACTGCCCTCCCACCTTATTCATTACCTCGTATGGGTTTTTCTTCTTTTTTAGAATGTCAAAAGCAGACATAATCTGATTTTCAATACTACGTTTAATATCACCTGAAAGATGGCCTACTCTTATTAAGCCTTGCTCATTATACTCTTTCATTAATTTTTCGTCTGCTTTATTTAATTTCGTGCCTTGAAATTGGATTTTTAATGCCCTAGCATAATCTAGCGGATTATTTACACCAGCTAACGAGTTCTGCCATATATTACCTATTGTATTTCTTGAAAAAAAAGCGAGATTGGTGGGCCAGTACGTTGCGGTACTCTTCCAAATATTCTGAATTTTATTAAAATTTTTGATAAATTCATTATCACTATTTCCATCCAATAAAAACTGTCTTGTTGCATCTATATGTTTTGCAACATCAGGATGAAAATATTTACCAGCAAGTTCAGGAGCCGTTGATTCAACATAATCAACGCCTTTAACTGTCTTAGGTTTTGTTTTGCCTAATTTGGCCATACTTTTAAACATGGTATCGCCACCAACAACTTTTGCCGTTCGCATACCTTGAACTGCAATTAAACTAGGCAAATCAGAAGAAAATACAGTTTCATCATACGCTTTGTTGATATCGTATATTGTTGCTTGAGATAGGTTGCCTGAATCTTCTAATTCTTTTATTTTTTCTTTTTTAAACGTCTTTACTTGCTTTCCATCTTGAAAAACTTTTCCTGTTTTTGTAGACATAACAAATTGTTTTCCAGTTTCGTCAGTATACTTTAAAATTGTTCTTTTAATGTCGGCTGGTGATTTGGTGGTAAATTCACGTTTTTTGATGCCAATAGCATCTTGCAGTTTTTTATTTTTCTTTAAACTAACGTGCGGAAGATACTCATATCCATCCTCATCAATAATCTTTTTACCTGTAACCCCAACATTTTTATACATATCTTGAAACTTTTGTTGTGTTTCTTCTGCTATTTTTCCACCTTTTGTTGTTTGTGCTACCCCTGTTTCTATTTCATTTGAAATCTTAGCAATTTGATCTTCTGACAATCCTTCTTCTTTAAACGCTTTTAGCATTTCTTTGCTTTTCTCGATTGCCGTTAATTGAACGGATCGTTCGATGTTTTTTGCTCTATCTCTTGCTGTTAAGAACTTTTCCCATTCAACAGGGTCAACCCCTTTTGGCCTCATTCGGGTAGAAACAGTTGTTAATTTATTGATTGCGTCAGATATAGGGCCTAAATCTTCTCTTATCCTCATTCCAGCTTGCCCTAACCCTCTAGCTATTGGATCAATAACTTTTTCTGATTTAGGGATTTCGTAACTTCCCAGTTTTAAAACAGCTTTTGATTCTTTATCTTTATTAGCTAACCTAGCTGCCTTAGTCATTTTTTCTGCTGTTGAGCCTGCCTTTATTGTTTTTCCTGCTCGGTTTATCAGGCCAACCCCAGCATACGTTAAAGGGTCAGTTAAAACATCTCCTGCAAATCCAGCAGCAAAAACAGCAGCTTTTCCAAAAGGTGTTTCAGGTTGTACAACATCTCTCAACGTATCGCCAACAGATTTTTTTTCTTTTAACGTTAAACCATCCCAAAGAGCTTGCCCTGTACTTACATCGCCACCTTTATATTTTTGATATATTGCATTAGCAATTGCATATTGAGGTCGATTTAAGTTATCTAATGTTCTAAACAACAAACTTTCTTTTTCTTCTGGTGTTTCAGGTTCTTTATCATTTTTCTTTAAAGATAATTCATGGGCTTTTTGAATAATATCTATAGAGGGCATAGTATCTCCCTCTATTTTTAATATTCTTCCATCAGGTGCTTTTATTTTGTATATTGTCATATTTTTATGGTACTAATGTATATCCAGACCCTAAATCCGTTCCTTTGCTAGCTACTCCCCCAATAGATGTATCATCTACTGATAAATCTTTTTTTTCTTGGGCATTATTAACATTTTCTAATTCTTTATTTAATTCTTCTAATAGTTTTCTTTGTTTTTCTATACTTTTATTAAGTATATCTTTTGGAGTTTCTAATTTTGTTTCTGTATCTGCTGGTTGACCTTTTAACGCACTTCCAACACTTTTAGCGATGTGTTTTGTTTGTGCTAAAACAGTTGGGTTATTAGATGCTGTTTTTTCCATTCTTTCTAAAACTGCGATTCTTCTTTCTGCATTTATTATGTCTTTATTTACTTCCTCACTAGTTCTTGTTTTGTTTGTACCTACTGGAATTACTTTGGAAGCTTTAATAACATCATTGTTTGATAGGTTATTCATAAACTCATAATACTCTGGATAAATAGTATTAACCCATTTCTTAAATCTTAATGCATTTTCTGGTGTCTCAAGTTCATTATTTAAATCATTAACCC